AGGAGTAAATGGCTCTTAGTAAAGATCAAATTCTAGGCGCAGTGGACTTTAGCTTTGTAGAGGTAGAAGTCCCTGAATGGGGAGGCACAGTTCGTATTCGCGGCCTATCGGCAGCAGAACGCGACCAATTTGAGGCGCGACTAGGCGTGTCTAACGATTTAACCAATATGCGGGCACGTCTTGTCGTCAGTTGTATGGTCGACGATGACGGTAACCGTATTTTTAAGGACAGCGAAGCAAATGAGCTTGGCAAGAAAAACGCCGCAGTCATTACGCGACTGTTTGACCAGGTACGCAACCTGTCTGGCATGTCAGACGAAGCGTTAGGCATTGCTGAAAAAAACTAGCATGCCCGGTACGTCGGTTTAAGTTCCGACTTGCGCTTGCTTTAGGTATGACAGTTCGACAACTCGAAACTCAACTTGAAGCAAGCGAGCTCAACGAGTGGATGGCGTTTTTCAATCTAGAACCCTGGGGCGCTGTCCGCGAGGACTATCGGGCAGGAGTGATCGCCGCAACGTTGGTCAACGTCAACGGCGGCAAGAAAGGCGGTAAGCCGGCAGAGGTGACAGACTTTTTTGATCTGTACACCAGGCACACAAACCGTAAGCAAAGCAACGAACAACAAATCAACATCTTTAAACGATATGCGGAGGCACGACGTGGCTAACTACGACTTTGACATCGTTAAAACCCGTAACGGTGTCTACAACCGCTTCAAGCTTGAGGGACTTGATGCGATGTGGGTTGATTTGGAACGCATGGCCGGCGAGTTTGCTGGCGACGAGTGTGAGACAGCAGCGGTCAACGCAATGAAACCTGTCGAGGCGCGCGTAAAGGGCAACATTGTGCGGCAGGACATCCCTGACACCGGCTCATTGCTTAAGAGCGTGCGATTAGTCGGCTACAACCCCAACAGATTAGGGCGAGCGCCAAAGCGCCGTAAAGGCCTGAGAGGCGCCTCTGTGATGGCCGGTGTTTCAGGCAGACACAGGTCTACATACAAGCGCGATACCAAATCTGGGTTTAAGAAAGGCGACCGTAAGCCAGTCTACGCTTTGCAAAATGAGTACGGCACCACACACCCAACAATATTCGGCATCGTTCACCCAGAGCGTCCCTTTATGCGTCCGGCGTTTGACGGGTTTGAAGTGTCAATTGGTAACGCATTCAGAGATGAGCTCAAGCGGCGTGTCGCCGTTTGGAAGTACAAAATCAACACAGGACGACGATGATGAGTGGAGCAGTATTACGTACGTTAGCGGTACGCATTAGCGCCAACACAGCGCAGTTCCGCAAAGACATTGACAAGGTCGATAGACGTTTTAGACGCTTTAGCAGCGGCATGCGACGCGAAGCCATGATGTTTCAAGGACAGATGGCAGCGCTTGGCGCAACCGTAGCGAGCGGCTTTGGCGTAGCGGAAGTAGCGCGCGCAGCAGACGAAATGGTCAACCTTCGTAACAAGATGGGCGCGACGTTCGATACGACGCGTGAAGTTGCGAACGGCATGTTAGACATCAAGCGTATAGCCAAGGAAAGCCGCTCTGAGCTCGATTCGGTCGGCACCCTATACCAACGCATCGCTGTATCTACAAAGTCACTAGGCACCTCTCAGGAGGACGTAGCGAAGGTGACGCAAGTAGTTGCTAACTCATTCTTAATGTCAGGTACGACTGCCTCAGAAGCGGCTAACTCAGCACGACAGTTTGCCCAGGGTTTAGCGTCGGGAACGCTACGTGGTGACGAATTTAGATCGGTGTCTGAGAACAACGTAGTGTTGACTCAGATGCTCGCTGAAGGCTTAGGCATGACTGTTGGACAGCTACGCCTGTTCGCACAGGAAGGCGGCCTTACTGCTGAAACAATCATTCCAATTCTTACGGAGAAGCTTGAAGGCACAAATACCGCTGTCGGCAAGATGGCGCTAACGCTTGGGCAGGCTAAAACGCTATTCCGTAACGCGTTCGTAGAAATGGTCGACCGGCTCAACCAAACTTTTAATCTGGTGCCTAAAGTGTCGCAAGCCATTGGCGTCTTAGCCGACAACGTGCACATCGTCACACTTGCTTTAGCAGGCATGGCTACGTTGCTGTTAGGTAGACTTCTCGTAGGAATGACCGCGTTCACTGTAATGACAGTAGCAGGCGCAGTCGTGGGACTTGGCAAGTTTGCCTATACCGCTCTGTTTGCGACCGTACAAATCACAACGTTTATGGTGCCTGCAATCATCACGCTCACTCAGCGAATTATGGTCTTAGCCGGCACAGCTTTAGCGATGCTTATTCAAGGATTAGTGCGCGTTGGCGCATTGATGCTACTTAATCCCATAGGCCTAATGATCACTGGCATTGCGATGCTTGCGGCGGGAATTGCCTACCTCAGCACCAAGTTTAATTTACTAGAAAAATTTGGTCAGTTAATGGAAGGCGTGAGCCTTATTGGTAAGGGCGTTGGCGAGACCATCATAAATGCCTTTAAAGAAATACCGCTTCAGCTAAAACTTATGGGCCGCAAGGTCGTCCGTAACGTCGCAGACATTATGGACAAGCTTAAAATGAATAGCCTAGCTGCAAAGCTTCGCGGCACAGTCGGCAACGACGACACAGCGCTTAACAACCAGATCAGCACCTTACGAAATGCGCCTGGAGCAAACTTTGCTGCCGGTCAAGGGCTAATCGATCAGGCAATGGATTTTAGGGGTGAGGACGGCAAGTACAACTCCCTCCAAGATGTTTTAGCAGGTGTGAAAAATGACACTATGAGCGTACTAGGCGCCGGTACTGATGCTGTTATGGGCGGCGCTGGCAATGCAATGGGCGCGCTACCTAATTTTGCTGATATACAGACGGGCTTTACGGAGTTCGTAAGCGGCGTCGGCACAAGCGCCTTAGAAGCCATACCGGGCTTCCGTTCTTTCTGGGCAGCACTGCGAGGCGATACAGATCCAGATGCGGCTGACGCAGGCCCAGCCGAAGCAAAAGAAGACGTACAGATGTCTTGGGCTGAACGCTGGAAGCTGGCTATTCAAGAAGTAAAGAAAGAATTTGGCACTTTATCGATGGCTGTGAAAGGTCGTGTCAGTAGCATGGTACAAAGTTATGCAACTTTTGATAGCGTTTTACAGGCAGGCGCACGGAGCTCAAAGAAAATAGCAGCGCTAAATACAGCCCTAGCTCTGAAAGAAGCAATCGTAATGCAAGGCAAAGCCCTTATGAACGCCTGGTCATCCGCTCCGTTCCCAGCAAACCTACCAATGGTGGCGATAACCGCAGCGCAAACTGGCTTGGTATTACGCGACATCATGAAGGGACAAGCACACGACGGTATGGACTCATTGCCCTCAACAGGCACCTACATGCTGGAACGAGGCGAGCGAGTCGTAAGCTCACGGGCTAACCGTGACCTGACTACGTTCCTTGCTGACCGCAACAACCGTCCGTCTACAGGCGCTCCGTTGACGCTACAAATCAACGGCGTCGCTGACCCTGACCTCGTCTTTGGCGCGCTCGAACAGCGTCGTAACGAGCTCACCGACATGATCCGCTCAATCTCTGACGAGAATCTAGTCGCCCCATCATTCTAGGAGGTAACCCGTGATTTCGATGCCATCTAATGTGGCAGCAGCGCTTGCGTCTGCTAGTTACAGAACAGCCATCTTGATCAACTTGCCTGGCACAGGTTTCAAGGTCACTGACAACCACAAGCCCATCACCTATGCCGGTGTTACGTATTCGCCGGGCGACCAGGCACTGCTCGGCGCAAGCAGCGTACAGCGCACAACATCGCTGTCATCTAGCACCTACCAAGTGAAGTTTGCCGGCGCTGACCGTACGGCTTATCAAGAATACGTAGACGATGCTCACTTCGGCAAAGAAGCGTCTGTTTTTTTGGCGTTCCTTGACGACGAGTACGAGCTCTTGAGTAGCACAAGCGTTATCAAACTTTACGCAGGACTCGTTGATACATGGCAGTTCGATGAAACCAAAACGAAAAGCGATTTCACGATAAAGCTAACAAGTCATTGGGCTGCTTTTGAGGTTGTTACGGGTCGGTTTACGAACACGTCTAGTCAGGAAGAGTACTACCCGAACGACACAATTTTTCAGTATTCGCAGCAGGAAAAGCTGCCCATAAAGTGGGGACAGTAAAAGATGGTTGATCCGATAACCGCAGCAATTGTTGTAGTAGGCGCGCTGACCGCAGCTAGTTTCTACCAACAGCGAAAAATGCAACGTCAGGCTGAAAAACAAGCCAACGAGATGGCCTCACATCAAATTTCAGGCCACGACAGCAACCGTGCTTTGTACACGGTCTACGGACGAGCACTGGTCGGCACGACTACGCTTTATAAGCGTGTCTCTAGAAAGCAAGTGCCGATGGCTAACGCATCCTTTACTAACTACCGTGGCGGCGGCGGCTCACCAGATACATCCGATAAGCGTTGGGGCCTAAATCGCTTTTTGTACCGTATCTCGTCATTAAGCAACGGGCCAATTGACGGTATCGAAAAAGTGCTGATCGACGGCGAATCGCACCTTGCGTCACGATTTACAGCAGGTCACTCGCGTCACTTTGAAGCAGCAGTATCGTTAGGCCCGACAGCGGGTAACTACTTTTCCAACCTAAAAACTACGTACTCAACCGATTTTAGTCAGTGGGATGCAAGCAAAAAAGGTCAAGGTGTCGCGTACGTCGTAGAGCGCTTTTGGTTTGACAAGTCTAACCCGGCATACCAGGGCGAACCGCAAACACAATACTTGGTTCGCGGCCGTAAGCTTTACGACCCGCGACTAGACAGCACTGTTGCCGGTGGCAGCGGGTCGCATCGTAGCGCAACACCGTCAACTTGGGCGTTTAGCGACAACCCAGCGCTTGCTTTGCTCGATATGCTGACAAACACGGAGTACGGACGAGGCGTTGACTATTCAGAGTGTGATCTGCCTAGTTTTATAACAGCAGCAAACAAGTGCGACACGTATGTCGACATCCCGGCTAGAGCTACCAACCAAACGGGCAGCCAACTGGTTGTCTACGATCCTCATCTTGGAGTTACGTACGAGATAGCCGATAACGGCATCATACCTAACTACCGGATGGACCAAATTACGACAGGCGCCTTTGCCAACAAGCAAAAGCGTTTCCGTCTAAACATGGCTGTCGACAACAGCAAAGAAGTACTCGACAACATACAACAAATACTCCAATCCTTTAGAGCCAACCTGCATCACATAAACGGCGAGTACGCTGTACACATGGACGATGTGGCTTCGCCTGTTATTACTCTTAATGACGACGACATTATAGGTGGCTTGAAAATATCTCAGGGAGACAGAAAGCAGCGCATCAATCGCATGACTGCTAAGTTTCTCAACGCAAACAAGCACTACAAAACAGACCAAGTGTCTTGGCCTCCGCTCGATGAAACATCTGGCTCTCAATACCAAACCTACCTAACGGCAGACTCCGGTGAGAAGTTACACAAAACTGTGACGCTTACCGGGTGCACGGATTACTACCAAGCTGAAGATATTGCTGAGTACCTAGTGCGCGAAAGCCGCGTGACGCTCACGGCAACTGGTACTTTTGGCAGTCGCTGTTTTAACTTAGTACCGGGCGACGTCGTAGCACTCGATTACGACAGTGCGGGTTACAGCGGTAAGTACTTCATTGTCGACCAGGTAGGCGTCGACATTTCGTCGATGAACGTCAAACTTAGCCTGCGTGAATACGACTCGTCGATATACACCTGGAACGCCAACAGAGGTAACGAGCCTATTGGTCTGTTCTTCGACGAGGAACAGCAATACAACGCCGCACCCACAAGCATGACCATTGGCACTGTCAGTAGTGCCGTCATTACGTTGAGCGACGGTAGCGCGCAAGTGTCACTAGTCGTGCCATTTAGTGACGTTCCTGAAGAAGCAACCTCTATTGAGGTCGGCTGGGCTATTGCAAACTCAGACGAGTACAACACGCAGATTATTCAAGACGAGACGGCCGATAAAGCAAAGTTTCAGCTAGGCATCGACAATCAAGACATCGATATACGCGTACGTTACTTAGTAACAAACGCTGATGGTCTGACACTACCAAGCTCGTACACAACGACAACATTTACGCTTCCTGCCGTCAGCGGAACACGTCTTGACGGCATTGAGGACAACGCGACAAACAACGAAGGCGAGCTTGCTGACTTAGACAGAGACGACGTGCTACACGAACTACCGTCTGACGGTTTAGCACACTATTGGCCCTGTAACTCTATTAAGGATTTAGACGGCGACGGAGAGGAAGAGCTACAAGAAGTCATTTCGGGTAAGACGGGAATTCATAGAGGCTCGACAGCGCCGACAATAAGCACAGACTCGCCATCAGCTAAGTCAGTTCAAAGCAACACCAACAGTGGATTTATACTACTTAACGACACAGACGCGGATGCGCTGGAAACGGCTGACGGCTTTGCATGGTCATTCTGGTTTAAGTCTGAAACTTCATCAGGCACCAGTCAAACTCGCATTCTTACAAGGGACGCTTCTGATGGGTGGGCGGTAATACTCAATCAAAGTCAGTCTGGTGATCAAGCTATAACGCTTTTCGGTGAGCCAGGCACTGAATCAATGGGCGTCGTCGCGCAGGGCGAGTGGCATCACTTCTGCTTGAGTGAAGATGGTAGCGGCACTCTTTCTGGATATGTGAACGGCGAGCTTGTTAGCACAGAGTCATATACACCGGTGGTTTCCTCGCGCCCTGTTGTAATTGGCTGTAACACGGAAACAAACATCAGTACGGGCAGTGAAAACTTCAACGGTAAGTTTACAGAGATTCGCGCTTACAACAGAGCATTGACGGCGCAGGAAGTGCGCGGTTTGTATAAGGTGCCGTCCGGCACAGCACCTGCTGAAATAGATGGCGACATCATTATTGACGGTAGCCTCGTCGCTAACAAACTAACGATCGCAAACCTAGCTGACATAAGTGATAACGCTGGCACGATAACCGGTGGTTCAGTTGGTGGTATTACGATCACATCGGCAGAGCTATACGCTGGACAAGGTAATTGGGCAGCTACAGATACAGGCTTTTACCTCGACAACACGGGCAAGTTTAGCCTTAAAGACAAGTTTTTATATAACCCGTCAGACAACCTGCTGACTGTAGACGGCAACATCACGGCGGACGTAATCACCGCAAAAGAAAACCTCGTTGTCCTTGGTGATCTTGAGGCTAGTAGTATGGCGGCAGGATCTATCACGCGAGCGATGTTCTCACAGGACGCACTCGACGAGATATATGGCGCATTGGCAACGTCTGTTGGCGGCTCTAATGGTGACTACAAAGAAGCGTCGGGTAGCTTTACCGCATCAGGCGGTACGGTCACGGTCGGTACGTCGTCGGATAAGTTCGATCACGGAACGGCTGACGTAGAAGTCGAGTTTTTATCGAATCACTTTTTTTACGCCACTACCAACTACACAACCGCACAGGCGCAAGCCACGCTCAACTTCGAAGTGTCCGCTGACGGGACGTTTACCGATCTTACCTCAGCGACTAAGACGCATACGCTACAGTATATTGAGTACGACCTGTCGAGTTACTACGGCTACACGTATCTCGTTTATTACTTTAACGGAGATGTGAGTAAGACCTTTACGACGGGGACAGGCAACGACCTACCCGACAGTACAAATCTACAGTTCCGTGTGCGCGTCACAGGCGTCGGTACGGCATTTACTGGGCAGACAGTACCGTTCACGGTAGAAGCCAACGAGGGCGTCACAGGGGTCGTCTCCACGGGCGGTAACGCTGACTATTTAGACAACCTCGATTCGACAAAATTCCTACGCTCTGACGTTGATGACACGTTTGACGCTGACCTTACGATCACGGGTGACCTATCACTGCAAGGTGCCTTGAATATCACAGGTGACATTAATTCGTACTCGGTAACCGATCTCGACGTGGTCGACAAAACGATAACCGTGAACGCGGGTAATACGCAGGCACTATCTGACGGCGCTGGCCTTATTGTAGACCGCAACACCGCAACGGCTGCCTCTTTGACTTGGAACGAAACAAACGACCTTTTTGAACTTAACTTCCCCGCAAAGATAACGAAATCAACTATAAACGCGCCTGCGCTGCATTTGTATCACGACTACGACGCAGGCTACCGGGACACATTACTTATAGAAACGCCATACGACCGTGACGCTGGCCTAACGATTAAAACGGCTGGTGGTCAGTATGAGATGTGGGTCGATTCTAACGGTGACGACAGTTTAATTTTCTCCGCTGGTGATACCACTGCCGATATTACGATGGAGCTTTATCAAAACAAGAATGTCGATATAGGCGGCAACTTAGACGTCGCTGGCGAGATTGACACGTCGAAAGGTTTAACCTTTAACCCTAACGGGTTTGATATTAACGGCGATAGTGACGGCAACCGCACCCTGTTTACCTTCAAGAGAAACGCTTCGGCAAGCTGGCAGATATGGCATACCGCCAACCAAGACCTAGATTTCGTACCGAACAATACAGCGTACAAACTTCAATGGAACGGCAACGACGTTTGGCACAGAGGCGATCTTACAGATACAGACAAAGGCAACTACGACACTGCATATACATACAGCCAAGTGGGACACCTTCCGCTTGCAGGCGGCACTGTTACTGGCACGCTTGAAGTAACTCAAAACTTAGGTGACGCGTCTATTTACATCAATAGCTCTAGACCGACATTAGCCTTTACTGACACCAACAGCTTTACCGACGCAAATGATATGTACATCATTCGCGGTCATACCGATAATTTACAGTTTCAGTGGTATGACGATAGTGAGGGTAGTACTTCTACGAGCTTAACACTTGCAAGCACTGGAGCGGCCACATTTACATCTACAGTCGATTGGTCAGGCGGTAGCTCAACCAATGCCAACACAGCGTACACCTACAGCCAGGTAGGTCACTTACCGCTAACTGGCGGCACTATTACTGGCGACACAAACTTTACAGAAAACGACAAACTGAGTTTCGGCACAGACAACGACTTCAAGATCTATCACGCAGGTACGACCTACCTCGATAATACGTCAGGCAATTTATACATACGCAACCTTGCTGACGACATGGATATTAGGTTTGAAAGCGATGACGGCAGTGGTGGCACTAAAACATACCTGTCGCTAGACGGAAGCACCGACACGTTGAAGGCGCAGACTAAATTCCAAGTACTTCCTGGCAACAACAGAACCAATGGCTTTCATTACACAGCCGCCAACACCATCAGCAATCAAAACCATACAATGATGCTTCTCGACTTTAATTTCAGCGGTACGGAAACGCACACCACTGACAACTACAAGTACGGATTGTATATCGACTACGATTCTTCGGATTCGGGAGGCGATACGAGCAACGAGACGCGTTTATTTCCGCTGTATGTTGATGCGCGTAACCTCGCTGACGGGACAGCCGACAGACTAGACGCAGCGTACCTTTACGCACGCCAAAATGGTTCAGCCAACATGGCTGCCTTGCGTGGGCTGTTCTCTTACGGCCTCGCTTTAAATTCCGGCGGCACTGTTGCTAGCATGTACGGGTCACACAGCCAGGCTACTGCTCAAAGCAGCGGTACAGGAGAAGTGACTAACGCTTATGGTGCACTTAATCAAGCTGTAGCTAACAGCAGCAGTGGAACGACCATCGCAAAACTAGTAGGTGCTGCGAATATAACATCTACTCAAAGCGGTAATACAAGCGACATTACGCACATGTACGGCTCGTGGAACGAAGTACAACTCGATGCCACAAACAACGCGCACACCATCAGCAACATGTATGCGGTCTACGCGCTGATTGACGAAAACGATACTGGTACTGACCACACTGTTAACAACAGCTATCTATTTTATGGCGATTACCAGGGTAATTTGCAAGACTCAACTTTCTACCCAAACACAAACGCTTATGGCGTCTTTATAGCGGATGATGTTCCAAGCCAATTTAACGGACGCGTCCGGGCTAAAGAGTTTGACGTAAACGGCGCGCTAGTAATTGACAATAACCGCGCAGCTACACTTACAGGTATTAAGCACGACAATACCTCCGATTTAGTCATCGACCTCGACGACAATACCTACGTCAAGATCAATAATCCCGACGGCGTAGAGGCCATAAAGATCGGCGGCGGCGGAAGCACTGACGCCAAAAATACGTATAGCAACGACATTCACCGTTTCTACAAAGCAGACGGCACCTATGAGTTGGCACAGTTCTATCAGGGCATGGCTGACTTTTACGACAACGATGTGCAAGGCGAAGGCTTTTATATGTCTGCGCTGGACATTAACGGCGCAGCGTCAGGCGATACATATTTTACAGGCGGCACAGCAAGCCAGCGCCGTCTCACCATCACTACTAGCGACGTTGGCGCAAATGCCAATGCCAAGCACACCTTCAAAGTGGGGTCTGCGTCAGGTCAAATGGTCTTTGGCAATAATACGACAGCCGATTTGCTGACAGTTGCAACCGGCGGAATTACCGTTAACGGGAGCGTAACTGCTGATTCAATTGTCGTTGACGGTATTGAAAGGATCGAGTCAGACGGTGACTTTATTGCTAACAACTTAACTGTTGCCGGCAACTTCACCATGACAACGGGCAGCATCGGTGTTAACGGAAACTTGTCAGCTAACTTCGGCTACGTCTTAGCTGGTACAAGCAGCGCTAATGGTTTTTGGGTCGGATCAAATCAGATCGTTGAAGGTGATACTCGAAATTTAAAAAATATAGGTACGGTAGACAGCGGAGCAATCACCTCAACAGGTACAAGCTCGTTTGCAAACATTGATATTGGCGGCGACGGGCTTACCAGTACCGATGACCTTGACAGCCTCACGGACGGATTTTACAAGTGGTCAAACAGTCAGCCATCAAATAGTCCAGGATATGCGTATTTCAATCTGTTTCAGATGACCGACCCCAACCAGAAGATTCAACTGGCTTGGGGTGGATCAAGCGGCGGCAGGCTGTTTGTCCGTCGCGCAGATAGCGGAGCATTTTACTCTTGGACAGAGTTTTTTAGCACGTATCATCCGCCAACGCTTGCCGAGGTAACGTCAGGCGGAAACACAACAATCAACAATATTACAGTCGGCACGATTACATCTGGGGCAATCACTAGCAGTGGTCAGGTTACTACCGCAGGATCAATTACAGCGGGTAATGCCTCAACAACGCTTGGCTATTACGTCGGAGCGACTCAGGTTATACAGGGATCGACTAGGAACCTAGTAAATATAGGAACAATTTTATCAGGTGCCATTACCAGCACGGGCACAGGCACCTTCAACAACAGTGTTTTGTTTACAGACACTGACATCACTTCAATGAATACGGGCATCAAGACGCTTAATAATGGCGGCCTAAGCATTGCGCTTGACGAAGATGACGAAGTAGCAAGCACCGATTTTAGAGTGAGAATAGACCGTAGTAGCGGTGACTCACAGTTAGTTTTAGATGCGTCTGGTAATCTTGATGTCGAAGGTAGAGGTACATTTAACGAGCTAACACTAACAGGCGATAGTGACAACCTTACCATTAATGAAGCGGCTGGCGATTGGACAATAAACAACGCCCAGCAGAATAACGGCATTACCATTTACGATGGTTCGTCAGGCGTTGTAATTAACTACAACGGATCGGGCGTTGCACAATTTGACGGCGGCGGCGGCATGGATTTGCTGTCTGGAAACCTTCAAATAAACGGGGTTAGTCGCATAACTGCCGCAGGTAATGCGACGCTAGGCACCATAAGCTCGGGCGCCGTTACTGCGTCAGGCAATATTCGCCTAAACAAAGAAGGAACTGCTGACGCTTCTAATCAGATTTACGCCTCACGCGATCTTGAGTTTCTTGCAAGCGGATGGGATACGAATAACAACGTCGCTAGGGATGTTATGTGGAAAGTTCGCAACGTCCCAACTGCGTCAGTCTATCCAGACCACGATTTACAATTCATAGAAAGCGATCAAGGCAGTGATTACATAAAGTTCCAGTTGCATGGGCGCGGCTCTAATAACCACACCGATCCACTGTCGGCTACGTTTTTTGGCAATGTCTCTATCGAAGCTGGCTCAGGTACGAATGCAGGCGATGGCGATCTCGAAGTAGCAGATGCTATATCAGGCGGTAGATTTAAACTAGGTGCCACTACAATTATCGACGGTAGTGCCAATATGAGCAACATAGGCACCATAAGCTCGGGCAACATCACAAGCTCTGGCACCGTTACGGCAAACAGTGTCGTAGTTGACGGCATAGAAAGAATTGAGTCTGACGGTGATGTTATTGCTAACAACTTAACTGTTGCTGGCAACTTCACCATGACGACCGGAAGCATCGGCGTTAACGGAAACTTGTCAGCTAATTTTGGTTACGTCTTAGCTGGTACAAGCAGCGCTAATGGTTTTTGGGTTGGCAGTAACCAGATCGTTGAAGGTGATACCAGAAATCTCAAGAACATTGGCTCGATAAGCAGTGGGAACATCACTTCATCAGGCAACATTACAGCAAGCACTAACAATGGCTTTTTGTATGCTAAATCACTGCGGCTCGAAAACGGCGAAGTAAGCGACACAGACTTTCAATACGCTTATCAAATGATTGTGGATGCTAATGACACTCTTGGCCTTATGTCCGACGAAGGCGATATGGACGGTGGGTATCCGTTTGGCATTTATTTCTTAGGCGACGGCGGAGGAACTACCAAGACATTAGGCTCTGGGTTAGTGGGAGTATGGAACACAACCAACTTTAAGAAAGTCCACGCCGATCACATGGTCGGCCTATATGACGGCACGCAAAACCTTACTGCGCCCGATATCAACATCACGGGCAACCTTAAGCTTAACGACGTTGTCCGTATTAACAGCGCAGGTAACGCAACTCTTGGAACAATTAGCGGGTCTACTGTCACGGTCGATGCAAGCAATCCGATTTTGTACATTAGCGACACTAACAACGGTGGCGGTGGCGGCGCTAGCGGCAAGATACTATTCAAAAATACTGAGGGTAATGCCAGCGGCATAGGTTACACAGGCGATGAGATTGATAATTCTGACCTTATTATAAGCACTAACGCTGGTGGAACTTATGGCGGCTATCTTGGCTTAGATGCTGCCGGTATTGCCGATCCTGCGCGTATAATTTTAGAGCCCAAAACATCTGTCCGTATAGCCACAGGCGGTCTTGAGTTCGGCACTCAAGAAGTTATCACTAGCGCACGTCACATTAAAAACGTCGTCCAGGCTCAGATAGGAGCCACTAACGGCCTAAATAACTACGGATCGCTGCAAGTAAATCAGGCTGCTAACAATGACGAAGCAGGCATTGCAGTGTTAAGCACTTCTGCCAATCGATCGATACGCCTTTGGGTAGATGAAACTAAGTCTTACATTAACAGTGGCAATGGCGGTAGTGCTGATCTCGTTTTGAACGAGGCAGTGACTATCGATCAGACTGGCAACGTTACCGCTAAAGACATTACTGGTAACAATCTGACGCTCCTTTCGACCAGTGGGCATACCACGTTTACTTTAGGTAGCCGCAGCGCAGACCCAACGCCAACAACTAATGGCTCTTACGATTTTAAGCCCGGCATGCGAGTTTCTGCGTTTGAACCAGCAGACGGCTCAATTGATGGAGACGCTGATTTACCTTTGGCGTGGAACGGCTCTATTAATTTAGATGAAAACCAAACATACGCCACTGCTGCCGCTGATCAAACCTTTACATTCACGGTTAATAACAGGCATGGCACTAGGTGGTTTGCAAAGGTTAAAACTAATGACGCGGAATCTGGAAATAGTCCGAAGTTAGGCGTCAACGGTGGTACTGAGTATCGTCTTGAATATTTAGATGCCGCACCGGCTGACGGCGAAAATGACACAGACGCATGGCACGTCATAGACATCACGGAGGATGTCGTTACAGGAAGTAACACCCTTAAAGTTTGGATGGAAAACACCGCAAAAACATACGTTCTTGCAATTTATGTATACCCAGCAACGGGCATTATGCTTCCAAATGAGCCTTATGAAAGCGTCGGTTATTTTCACAAAGGTATAGGCATAGGCGACTCTCGTATATTTGACGAAGACGCCAATCTTTCAAACGTAGGCACCATAAGCTCGGGCAACATCACAAGCTCTGGCACCGTGACGGCAAACAGCGTCGTAGTTAACGGCATAGAAAGAATTGAGTCTGATGGCGATGTTATTGCTAACAACTTGACTGTTGCTGGCAACTTCACCATGACGACCGGAAGCATCGGCGTTAACGGAAACTTGTCAGCTAATTTTGGTTACGTCTTAGCTGGTACGAGTAGCGCTAATGGTTACTGGGTTGGTTCTAATCAAATAGTTGAAGGCGACACCCGCAATCTTAAAAATATAGGAACCATTAGTAGCGGGGCTATCACTAGCACGGGCGCTTCGTCATTTGGGACGATAACAAGTGGCGCTATCGATGCCACTGGCAACTCTGAATTTGACAAAATTGACATAGTCAACACCAATCAAACTGAGATGCTACGCATCCGCGCTGACGATACTATTTCCAATACAGACTTCAACGCTTTGTTTATCGACCACAATTGCAGTGGTTCAGAAGCGCACACAGGAGACAACACGCATCGCTCTATTTTAGTTGACCTTGATAGCTCCGCGACGGGCGGTGACACAAGTAACGAACACAGAGTTAGAGGTATTGAGGCTAACGTGCGAGTTACCGGCGACTCGGATGCGGTCTATGGCGTCTTTGGTTACGCAGAGGGTCAAAACGGTGCTTCCACAGTCAGTGAGGTTGTCGGTGTCTATGGTCAAGCTGTTGCAGATGAACACACCGCTGGGCGTGTCTCAAACGCTTACGCTCTGCGCGGTGTCGCTTATGGCTACGGTCAGGGCACAGGTGACATAACTGCATTCTTCGGCACTCATTCTAAGGTGCATCTGACTACTTCACAGGATAAAAATTGCGGCTCGCTCCATGGTGGTTTCTTTGATGTCGAAACTGACGACCCAGGGCAAGCACAAACAGTTAATAACATCTTTGGAGTACGCGCCACTTGGGACGATGACAGTGGCGGTAACGTCACAGCAGCTAATGCGTATCTGTTTTACGGAGGCTATGAAGGCACTAATAACGTAAGCGGCGGCAAGTACGGCGTTTTCATTGTCTCAGACTGTGAAAACCGCTTTGCTGGCACGGTCAGAACCAACAGCGAATTTAACGTCTCTGGCACAACAGTCGTCAATTCAGATCGCAACGGCATCTTCACTGCCATTAAGCATGACAACACCCTAGATGTAGTCATTGATCTGGATAACAACACCTACACCAAAATCAACAACCCGGATGGTGATTTAGCTATCTCAATAGGTGGCGGCGGCAATACTGACCTAATGAATCGTTACATCAACGATATACACAGGTTCAGGAAAGCTGACGACACGACCGATCTTGCAGAGTTTATGACCGGCTCAATCACGCTTAACGAGCCTGTAAGTGCCGATGTGCTTTACAGCGATGAGATAACACTTAGCAACGGCGCGCCATCAACAACCACCAACAAACTTTACAATGTGGGTGGCGCTTTGTACTTCAACGGCTCAACCGTCAATCAAGCGACCGCTTTTAACAACCTAACAGGCAAAACATCGGGTACAGGTGATTACAAAACAACCGGCAAGTTCCGTTCCTCTGACAATATAAGGTCTGGCGAAGGTTCTGGCGGCGTTGCTTTGACCATTAACGACGGCTACGGCAACGCCAATGTAACGTTTAACCACGAAGACGGTGTGCCCGAACAAGACGGAAATGCAGCACGTATTGAGGTCAACACAGACTCTAGCTCTGCTGCCACTATGTATTTTGAGGTGAAGTCAGACGTAACTGACGGTTTGGCTGTACAAACAGATGCAGTTTTCCAAGCAGACGGGTCCGGGATAGCAATTGCTAGTGGTAAAACACTGCGTTCAGCAAGTGGTGAATTGACCTTACAAGCCAACGATGTCGACTTTGTTATACAAGACACGACTGACTCCATTACTAATTTTATCTGGCGGGACTTTAGTGCTTCAAAGTTGTACCTCGGAACTGCTGATGCACAAGTAGAACTCAGGTCGCACCTTACGCAGCAAAGCGGATTTAACATAACGACTCCAGGCGTTCTTACCGCCAACAGTGTGGTAGTTAACGGCATAGAAAGAATTGAGTCTGACGGCGATGTTATTGCTAACAACTTAACTGTCGCTGGCAACCTTAATATGACGACCGGAAGCATCGGCGTTAACGGAAACTTGTCAGCTAATTTCGGTTACGTTTTAGCTGGTACGAGTAGCGCAAATGGTTACTGGGTTGGTTCTAATCAAATCGTCGAAGGCGATACTAGAAACCTAAAAAATATCGGCACTATAGTAGCTGGCGGTAAAATCACTAGTACCGAATTGACCATAACGGGTGGCACTGATGTTGATGACATATACATCAACAACACGTCACCGACGCTCGCTTTCACGGACAGTAATTCATTTTCTGACGCAAATGATAAGTACATCGTCAGAGGTGCGAGTACGGGCAAGCTTCAATTCCAGTGGCACGACAACAGCGCAAACACTACGACTCAGACCTTTTTGATTGACGAGTCTGGTAACGCTGATTTTGAAGGCACTATAACCTCAAACGGCAGCACTGTACTGACAAGTGCAAGCTACGACACGCAAGTTTGCCATTTGAAATCGAATGTCAATGCAGCAATAGCGCAAGGTGCGGCAAATGAGTTTACTGTCGATTTTAACCTTGAAGAGCATAGCGACAGCACAACGTTTTCGCACTCAAGCGGTGTTGTTACTGTCGCAACTACTGGCTGGTACAAGGTCTACGCCAACATGGTCTACGCGAACGCATCTTCGTCTGCGCGGAACACTGTGCGAGCTTATGTAGAGAAAAACGGGAGTGAAATTGTTAGTACGCGTACCTACGACTACGATCGTGGATCGAGTTATGGCAAATACTCAAACAACAAAATAGAGACGATGCTGTATTTGACAGCTAACGATACTGTCTCTATTGGCAACTACGCGTATAACGAAGACGGCATTTGCACTATTGAGGCCGCTGAGTGTGAGTTCATTGTTTCATCCGTCAGCGTCCAAACTACCAGCACCAATGCTGACACTGTAGATGGGTTGCATGCCTCGTCATTTATTCGTAGCGACGCTAATGACACTGCGACTGGTGAAGTCACCTTTACCTCCGACATATACATGAATCAGTACCTCCGCCATACCAGCAATGCCGGTACGAATTTAAGATTTGAGGTGGATCGTGTCCGCATTACAGCAGGCAATGTCGAGATGATTGACTGCGTAGAGGGTACATCAGACTACGTCGACATCATTGACTCTGTGCGTGTTAAGTCAGGAGGCGACTTAGAGTGTGCAGGCAACATCACCGCGTACAGCACAACCAGCATCTCTGACATCAACCAGAAAACTAATATCCAAGCTATTCAAAGTCCTATTGAGAAAATTAAAGCAATTTCGGGCTATGAGTTTGATTGGAAGCAGTCTGGGGAACACTCAGGCGGGGTCATAGCTCAAGAGGTTGAGCAGATCATGCCTAACATTGTGAAAGAAACCAGCATCAGAGATAGCGAAACCATGAAGTCAGTCGACTACCAGGCAATCATTGGACTCCTAGTAGAAACTGTTAAAGATTTAAACAAGCGCATAGAGGAACTTGAAGATGGCAATAACTAGTACCAAATCTATTTATCGAATAGAAATCCAAGACACACAACCTGACCCAGAACTAATGGTTCTGTATACCTACACTTTCGACGATCCGTCAGACGACGACTTGCCCGTGAACAAAGAAGTTTCACACAGGCTTTCTCGTTACACGACTACGGTTGATGACGCTGGTGACGAAACGCAGGTTGCGACAGACGTTAGCGGACACATGCAGTTAGTACAGGACATCTGCACCGCTATTTGGACTGACTGATGCCTCTGCCCAGCAGTGGGAACCCCATAAGTCTTTCGCAAATGGAAGATTACTCAAACGACGGCGTGCTTGATAATGACGCTGATACCTCGTCACCTATTCGTATCAACGATACAAATATACGAGGGTTGCTTGGTAAAGCGTCAGGCCAAACCATGTCGTTCTCTGAGTTTTATGGGTTAAAAGGTGTGCCGGCAAAAGACGTGTCAATCACAGTCGGTGTAGGCACATATTTTTATGCTACCTGGAGTGGTCAACAGACGCTGGTATCGCCGTCTTTAGGTTCAGCAACTGTAACCTCAAGAGACGGCTTCTATTTACCGATCAACTGGGAAGGTCTCTATCATACGGCCACGTCGAATCCAGCGTTATTCTTACGTTTAAATCAAGGTTCAAATAGCGATTTAGTCGTTAGTAAAATAACGATACAAAGCAACGGTTTTCATACCTTTCACAGGTCAGACGCTACTTACACTAACGCAGGCGGCGGTGACCATGTTTGGTCATGGGATGTGTCGACTACACCGTTCGGTTCCGCAAACTCCACAGCAACAGTAGTTTGGTTTGCAGGGTCATGATCGAATACACAGAGCGCCGAGACGGCGAGTTTTTGTACGCGTGTTTAACGCTTGACGACGGTTGTTACATGGAAGTGCCGATACATAATGTAGACGCAGCAGATGTACAGGCTAGGTTACAGCGTGAGACAGAAAGGCATGTAGAGTTCATGCAAATGCTGTCCTTAAACGCATAAATTTTTAACCTTTAATTACAGTAGTTTTAGATATATATTGTTCATATATTGCACAACTAAGGAGGCAAAATGAGTGAGCAACAACAAGTGAGTAGGCAGGACTACTTTATCTCTCAGCAACTAGAGTCTTTGGCTCGTCAGAATGCTAATCAAGCGATGCGTATTAGTCAGCTTGAAGCGGAACTGCTGACACTTAAAGCAGAGATGCAACAGGCGCAAGGTGAGTTAGAGCCAGCACCTGTCGTAGAGGGCGAACTGATACCAGGCGAAGAACCATTACAGCCTGACGATCCTACTGCTCACTAAACGACAAGCGCCCCTCTGGGGCGTTTTTTTTATCTAGGGAGACGAGATGGCTACCTACACATTTCAAAACGGTGATGGTCCGTACCAGCTTTTTCCAACAACCATCAAACCAGAATCTTTTAAAATAAAGCATGCTCGTACCACTCTAGTAGCCGACGCCAGATCGATGCGTCGACAGACGCGTAGTGTCGGCGGTGTACGCATAGAAATGAGCGTTACTTACCCGGTGCTGTCACGGGCAGACTACGAGACATTTATTGAGTTCTTCAGATTGATTGACGGTCGTCACACGATTTTTGCTTTCCGCATGCCGCTACTACGCGATGACTCTGCCTACACAGACTCGTCGCTTCGCATTGGTGAGTACTACAACCGTAATCACGCGACGCACAACAACCAGCTAATGCAGTATTTAGGTTTGAGCGGATCAACGCCGATTGTAGACCCACCGGCCCGTGACACGGGAACCGTAAGTCTGTCTGCCCCGGCTACGTACCTGCCGACGCTTAAGGCATCGTTAAACACTGACGGCCCTTCGGTTGAGTACAGCGGTGACAACTTCATTCGTTACAAAATGGATTTGATAGAGCGATGGTAGAAGCAATAGACATAGCAACTGAACAGATAAAAACCGACGAAGGCTTGTCGCTTATGCCATACCACTGCACAGAAGAAGTGCTAACCATTGGCTACGGCAGAGCTATAGGCACGAACGGCATTACCAAAAGTGAAGCCGAACACCTACTCCGTAACGATGTAGTGATAGCGGCAGGCGATGCACGTAAGTTTTTAGGTGACACGGCATTTGCAAGCTTAACTATCAAACGGCAGGCTGTGTTGATCAACATGGCCTTTAATTTAGGCATCAATAGATTACGTACTTTTAAGCTTTTTAAACAGGCACTGCTTGATGGTGACTACGCAGAAGCAAAGGTACAAATGTTATCAAGTAAATGGGCGGGGCAAGTTAAGGGGCGAGCCATACGTTTAGCCGACATGATGTTTGCGGATTGAGCAGGCGTTATGATCACTAAAGGAAGCCCAAATGTTAGAAATAGCTGCCGCCGCTGCTGCCTGCTCACAGGCGTTTGCCGGCGTGAAATACCTATGTGAGCAAGGTAAAGATGCCCACCAGGTCATGTCTCAGATTGCAACCTGGTACTCCTCAGCAAGCGATGTCCTTTATCAAGCAGACCAAAAGCAACACAAAGTACCGTTTCTAAAAAAAGTCGTCTTTTCAAAATCCGTAGAGAGTGAAGCCATCAAAGCGTTTGCTGCTTCGCAGTCTGTAAAGGCGCAGCAAAAAGCCATTCTTGAAATAATTAACCTACACTACGGCGCCGATGGTTTATCAGAATTTAGAGCCTTGAAAGCTAAGATAAAACGCGAACGTGAGGAGCAGGTTTACAAGCAACTAGAGTTACGAAGAAACGTTGCTGACTTAGCTTTGCTCGTCTTTTTATGCAGTGTTCTTGCGGGCCTAATTTTCCTGATTGCGTCTCTGGAAAGTTGACTATAGTAAACTCCTATATCACTATTCGTGATAGTCAAAACGATAGGAGGAAAAAATGTCAAGATTTACGCTAGATCAGTTGCGCGAACTTTGTTCAGCACACGATTGGTTTTACAGTTTTAGTGACGACCATAGAGTGTGGAAAAAAGGAGCAGCTCAGATTTCTCAAATTAGAGAGTGCATGTTGGGCTTGCAAGAGCAAGGCATGGGGAAAGAGGCAAAGCAGGTTTATGAAAACTGGAAACCGGAGGGAGTTAATTTTGGGTGATGCGGTACAAAACCTAGAAGCTTTGGAGGAGGCAACGGGCGGCGCTGTCGCGACTGCTCGTTTACTAGGTGTCAACTACACTGGTTCGTATTGCGCGTGGAAGTCTGGGCGACGCGCGATACCGACCTACATTTACCAGTCGGTAGTCGCTCATTTAAAGTTAGTTTCAAATGGCCTTTTGTGATGTGGAGCGGGAAACGAGGTTCGAACTCGCGACCTCCACCTTGGCAAGGTGGCGCTCTACCAACTGAGCTATTCCCGCTTATCTTTTGGCCTAAAACAACTACAGTACAACGGTATAAAAACGGTTGTAACTACAACCTTGGCAAGGTTGTGGGTACAAAAACGCCTTTTAACATACTGTTTTACTGTAAGTTTTTTCCCGCGCTATTGGGTTTTTGTACGGTACAAAGGGGGTACAAGTTGTCCTTTGCTGCCGTACAAAATATATATAACTCCTATAATTACTACTGATTGCTGACCTTAACGGACAAAAAGCGACGTGCGTGGCCGGCAAGGTACAACGCTGTTGTTTTACTATCGGTATGCGCCATTACAGAACGTATTTCCTCAACCTCGACACCCTGCATTTCTAGCATAGCACCCGCCAATGATCGTACTTCATGAAATGTCGGATAGTTGTCAGCGCCTGGATGCACAGCTTTACTACACTCTGTAAATTGCTCTGAGCACTCTCTATGAATCATCTGATACAGGTGTTCTTTATGCTTTGATGGGCGACCCGGCTGACTAATTAGGTAAGGACAGTTGTCATGCTCTAGTGACAGTAAGTTGCACTGTTTTACTAGCTCTAAAATATGCGGGTGCTCAGTAAAATCCCAGCGCAACCGTACAGCATTTACGTCACCTCTCTGCGCGCTAGATTTACCGACCACAACATTGAGACCGCCATCCTGTATGTTGTCAAAAGTAAGGTTAAGTATGTCAGCGCGGCGCATTGTAGTTGCATAGCTAAATTGTATGGCTAAAGCCAAAGCCCTGTAGCCCCTAGCTATAGCTTCGTCGAGCACGAGCCTATAGTTTTCTACTGTAAGTCTCATTCGCTGCTTTTCCGGCTGCTCTTTCTTATCGAGCAACGGGGCTGGGTTTGTATCTAAAACAAAGTGGCGCCGTAGCAACCCCCATTTCATAAAGCGATTAAACTCAGGTTTGACCGCGTCTTGTTGATAGCGTGTCAGCTCATCCCACCATAACGGGAAGTGATCCATCTGCACGTTACGAGGATCACAAAGCGTGTCGAACTTCCGCGCAAAGACGCCAAGCTCTAACTTCGTTTGGCGCCACTTCGGTCTTGTTGCTTGATTGGGGTCTTTAGTTTCTTTGTAGCGTAAGTACTGTTTTACCAACGACAGCCACGCACCTTGAGTAACAATGGCAGCCTCTTTCAGTAAACGCTCTGCCTCAACTACAGCAAATTCCTCTGTGGTAGCTGTTATAGTCTTCCAGCGCCCGTTTATTTGAGCGCGCCACTTACCGTGACGCCCCTTATTGTCTTTGTATACCTTCATTTTTTACCTGTAAAAGGCGCCTCTGCGTTCGATCCAAAGATCGCGTGGTAATACTCAAGACTTTCGTACGCCTTTACGCACTCTTGCGCAAACGCCTGTGTGTCTACGCCTAACATTAAAGCCCACTTATCAGTGTCATGCGGTGGTATGCGCACTACGCCCTGTTCCACCTGGCTGATCATTGTGAAGTATTCTTGCCCAACTAACCGGGCAAACTGTGCTTGAGTGTAACCTTGTGCTTGGCGCTGTTCTTTGATTATCGCCCCTAAGCGCTTGCGCCTTTCTGTAGTCGTTTTATGCGGTCTATTGCCGTTACCGACTTTCTTACTCGCGTTCATTTGTGCCTTCCTAGACTGATATCGCGTTGTGTTTGTAAGCCTCCATTATATATAACAAAGGTATATATACATATCAAATACTGCTGTATGACTCATTTGTCTGTTTTGTCGTGCTTGTGTCACTAAAGTCCGCCCTGTCGCTAAACACGACACCTTTCGTCGCATTGTTAAGGAAAAGCTAAAATAAACTTGCCTAGGTTTTCTCGATGAGCTCATAGTGGCCGCGTTGACTGAATCGTTGACCGTAAGAAGAAGTCTGCCAAAAGGTTACTTATAGGGGAGGTAACTATACGGTACTAACCGTACTGGCAGTCCTGTAGGACTTCTTGCAACAAACAACAATCAACAACAATTCTTAATAACAAGCGACTAGGGGCGCGAGAGCAGAGGGCAGGAAACTATGAGCGGTACGACTCCAAGTGATTACGAGTTAGTAGAGTGTTTGTGGGAGGCAAAGATGTATTCTGAAGCCGAGCAAGCGTATCTAGAAAGTATTGAGAAGTTAGACCTACAAGATACAAAGGTAGGTCAGCGTTTACTTTTCGATTTAGCAGAACCACTGGCAGAAGCCATCAGACAACGGCAAGAGGAAGCTGAAGCAAAACTGTTTCAGCCTGGGCAAAAGCAAGATTGGCAACGTCTACTACCTATGACTGACCCGCTCGAAGGCGCGATCACTGTCGTTACAACTACAATGCAGCAACTATCAGGTAGCAAAGCGCCTACCTATCAACAAGTCGCTATTGCCGTCGGCATGGCCTACATCCATCAAATTAGATTTACGAGATGGGTCTCAGAAGACCGAAAATACGCAACTCGTTTCCTGAAGAAAAACGCGCACGTATTAAGTAGCAAAGTCCAACACAAGCGTTTTATCACCAATTTAGAAAAGCGGATCAAAGAGTCGTTAAATTTAGACGAAGCCTGGGAAAAAAAGAAAGTGTTGTTGAGTGTTGGTGCCGTGCTTCTTGACTGCCTGACCCTAACGCACCCCAACATCATTGAGCTACGGCAAACAGGTAGCCGAGGTAAAGCCGAAGCGCAAACAGTCTATTGGACAGATGATTTTTTGTCTGACGTCGATTCGCTACACGCCCTCGCCGCAACATCATCGCCCGTTAAAAAACCAATGCGCGTTCCCCCAAGAGACTGGTCAATAAATCAAGAGAGCGGACGGCTTGAGGGCGGCTACTACATGGTGCAACACTCTGTATATAGAACTGAGTGGCATCCTCATAAGTTGACGCCATCGCCCGAAGCAATAAAAGCGCTTAACACCATCCAACGGACTGCCTGGGACATCAACGACGAAGTTCGCGGATTCCTGCTACGCAACCCTCAACTAGCGCCACAGGTTCCGCTACAGAAACCACAACGTCTACCAAAGCATTTGTGGGAAACATTAAGCGAGTCAGACCAAGCGGCCGCACGTCAGGAATTTCAAGACGAAAGCGCACGATTTGTGTCTCAAAACTCGAAGGCGATTACGTTCCGTCGTCAGATGCTTCACGCACAAGAGCTGTGTGGTCAGCCCTTCTGGCAACCTCACAGCTTTGATTTTAGGGGCCGTCTTTATCCGTCAAACCAAATGCTTACTAACCAGGGCGACGATATTAGCAAAGCGCTGATTCGTTTCTATAACGGTACACAGCTTGGTGAAAACGGACTAAACGCCTTGATGATCCATGCGGCGAACTGCTACGGCAAAGACAAATTGTCGTTGTCTGAGCGGGTGGACTTTATCGACGAACTCGTACCGCAAATTTTAAAGTTTGACGACGATAAGGTCGCCCTAGCACTGTGCGCCCGAGCGGACGAGCCAGCTTCATTCTATGCGGTGTGTATGGAGCTTATGCGCGCTTTACGGTCATCGGACCCAACAGCTTTCGTAAGCCATATACCGATCGCAGTAGACGGTACGTGTAACGGACTACAGATCCTTTCGCTTTTGGGAAAGGACCAAGTCGGTGCGGAAAAGACGAACTGCACGTCTGCGCCGACCAGGCAAGACCTCTACGTGGAGGTCGCTCGATCCGTGCAGTCAATAATCAAATCGCACTTGTCGGACAGCACGTTCTCTACGGAGATGAAGGCGGTCGCTATGTCATGGGACACACTAATGCAGCACGAAGCAAAAGCTCGCAAGGTTGTGAAGCGTGCTGTCATGACAACAGCGTATGGCGTTACTCGCGAAGGCATACGAGAACAGCTAGTGGCTGATCGTCATTGCGATGGACTACCGATTCCCAAGACCGCAGAGTTTGAGGGACTGACGCCCATACAGTCTAGGCACAAGCTTGCCGGCTACATGCGCGATTGGATAGTCGAAGCGCGCGTGTCGGTGGTGGTAGAAGCGGTCAAGATCATGGACTACTTCCGCGAGGTCGCCACAGTACTCGCCAAGCAACAGCGTAGCCTAACGTGGAAAACGCCTGATGGTTGTCTCGTTGAACAAAAGTACGTGGTGTTAAAAGATACCCCAGTGCGCACCTTTGATAACTGGATGCGTCGACTACGAAGACCTACCGATAAAATACAGCCGTCTAAAATGGCGGGCGCTGCGGCGCCTAATATCGTTCATTCGTTAGATGCAACAATGTGTCGCATGGTGGCTAATCGTCTTGCCGAGCAAGGCATTACCGAAATGGCTTTTG